AAGCGTTGGAATCAGATGACGGGAACGGATTTTTTGGTCAAATTAATCCACAAAAAATAGAGGGTGTTACTAACTCACAAGGTCTGTTTTAAATTATTTACAAAAGGCATATGTTTTTAACTATGCCTTATATTTAAACAATGAAACCAGTTAGAAAATCAATCCTTAAATTACGGAAACTTAAGGAGATAAGACGTAAAAATCTAGAAAAAAACTTTCTAGAAATTCAAATGAAGGGTCAAAAACAATATGTTTTTATTAAAGAAAATGGTAAAGCTCAAGTAGTTTATCAAGAGGGTCGTTGGGTTTCAGAACATATAAGAACAGCAGTTCTTAAATACAATTACGAAATAGATAAGATTGATAAGTTATTAGTAAGAGATTTTACTGATAATGAAATTAAGGAATACGAAAAAATTTCTTTATCGGATTAATAGGTTTCTTTTTCTCTTTCCTCATTTCTCTAACTACTCGATCAGATTCCATTTCTATAAGTCTATTTAACAGCGAAGCCATAAAAACATCTTGATCAAATTTCTTTCTAAGCAGGTGTGTACAATATCTTTTTACATTATCTAGATCATTAGCTTGCATAATCTCTCTACACTGCATTTCGATCTGAAGTTCCAACTCTGGGGGTGCTGGTTCTATATCAATGTTGAGAAATTTAGTTATTTTCATTGAAGATTAGTAGTAGAACCTGGGAACATCCTAGATTCAATGAAGGCTACTGCCTGATCGTCTATTGTATTGTCTGTTTGTTTGACTAATGCTTTTAATAAATCAAGTACTAATCTTTTCATTGCTTTTGATTTAATAAAAACCATAAGTATCGGTTTTAAAATTTTTACCATTTGTCTGTTGTTTCTATCTCTACCTTAACGCTTATTGCCAATCTTGGCCTCAATCTTTATATTTATAGTATATCACTAGGATTATGACAACAAAAGACCCAAAAACCGAACCAATAATAGAAGAAAAAGAAGAGAAAGATGGTCCTTCTCTTATATCAAATGTAGTGCAAATGATTATACTTTTTTGGAGTTTGGCGGTAATTTCTTTTGCATATTTTGGAAACTCAACCAGACAAATTGATACAACTTTTGCAGCAGGTTTGCTCAGTGCAGTGATGTCAAATATGGGTCTCCAAGTGAAAAACAGCAGTAATGGCAAGAAACGGCCTAATAATGTAACATCAGGTAAAGATCCTTCAACTAAATGAAAAAATTTCTTCCACTT